TTATGTCGTTTTCTTGCGAGGCACTTACAACTAAGTCCATATGCTCACAAGCAAAGTTTGCTTGAGGCATCCCAATGGAAATGATTGCGGCACATATTAGTTCGGATAATCCCATTCATTATTCCCCCGTACCGTCCTCGTAGTATAGACCCACAACGTGGTTCTCAAGAATTAAATTATAACTTGATCCAGCAACAGAGATCTCTTCCACCATATTGGTGTTAACGAGCAGAGTTGAACCAACCTCGCCGTTGAACTTTTCACAATCAGGCGCAACGTTTAAAAGTTTAACCAAAGAATAGGCAGGCTTAGGGATGGAAGAGTCGGGGATCAGCACAACTGCCTCACCCCTATCTTCCGCCTGCACTAGCTCTACCAGTAAATGTCTATTGTATGGTACTAGCATAGTGCACCCCCCCTTAAGACGTTCGCCGAATGGTTGCAACCTTCTCGTAGAAATCAAGAAGCTGTTCCATATCTTCTTCATCCTTGATCAGACGATAAGCCTTGATAGCGAGTCGTTGCTGCTCCTTGGACAACCAACCCTGATCTTCATACTCCTTGCGAAGCTCACGGCGTTGCTCCTTGAATGGCTCTTGTGCTTCCTCAAGTGCCGAAACGGACTTGATATAGGTTTCAATGTACTGGTCTACTGTCTTCTTCTCATCACTCATGTGACTCTCCTTTGTTTGTGTTACTAATATAACACTATCTATACTTGTTGTCAAGTGTTTTTTTATTTTTTTATCCACATTTCGCATAACCACAAGACGAACACGTTACACACCCGTCTTGATAAATCAGTGACTCTGCGCCACACTCCGCACACAACTTGTCGCTAGGAACCTCCCCATCTTGAATATAATTCTTTAGGATTCTAGCTACACATCTAGAAAAAGAAAACATATCACTCTCCTTGTCTTTCTGTAGCTGCTCAACCATAAACTTAACCTCTGCTCCATGGCGAAGACCCAACGAGATCATGCGAGTGAACGCAGCATCAGTTGGATTATCAAAAGCCTTAACCACATCTTTCACAGTAATACTATCACCATTGTATCCAAATGTCAAGTCATATCTGTTGTTTTTTGTCTTAAAATTATGTTTTGTTAGAGTCCCTGTGTCGTACCTCTTCGGAATTTCAATCATACTAGCCTCACCAGCGAGTACCTCATAAGGTTTCCCGTCCATCAGACCTACAAGAACGACCCACTTCTCACCCTTAATCGTCGTATGATGAATATCACAATCAACAAGCTCTGGGCGTTTAGGTGCTGCGTGTTGCGGGAACTCTTCAGCAGATGCTGCATCATTAGTGACAAGCACACCAGTTCGGCTACCGTCTACATAGATTGTAACTCCCTTTAGCCCCTGTCTCCAAGCCTCCAGATAAAGTTCCGAGACGACTTCCATAGAAGTTTCTTTTGGAAGGTTAATCGTAGAACTAATGGCGTGATCAATATTCTTTTGGATCGCCGACTGGATTTCAATTCTCTTGAGCCAATCAATCTGATCTGATTCTGTGAAATATTCTGGGAGGTTTTCGGTCTCGCCGTTGGCTGCTCGCCACTGTTGTACATTGTGGTGATAGACCTCAAATTCTTTCCAGTGATCTCCCAAGTCATCAACAAAATCTTCTGGTGTGTATTCTGAAGTCTCAAGCTTGCGTCGTCGTGTATAGGAGTTCCTGAACACAGGCTCCAGACCCGAAGAGGTTTGAGACAAAATAGACACAGAACCCGTAGGAGCATTGGTCAAGATTGAAATGTTTCTCCGACCGTATTGGTGCATCATCGCACGAATATCGTTGGGTAACTCACGAAGATAAATATTGTTTGTTTCCTTGCTGGAGTCAAACACTGGAAATGAGCCTCGCTCACGAGCCAAGATTACGCTTTCACGATAAGACTCATTGCGTAACGTTGCGTAGATCTCGCTGACCGCTTCTATGGCTTCTCCCGAATCGTATGCAAGCTGCAAACAAGCAAGAGCATCAGCAAGACCATGTGTACCAAGACCCGTCCGTCGTCCACGGAGTGCTGCTGACTTTAGCTTCTGCCACAACTCAACCTCATCCGGAGTATCGCACACATCAATGATGTTGTCAAGTTTTTCAATTTCTAAAGAAACTAAATCATCAGATAAGCGCATTGACGCACGAACAACTTCAGAGAATTTATTAAAATTAAAAGATGCCTTAGTTGTGAAAGGATTCTCAACAAGGTTCTTAAGATTAATAGAGATCAGCCTGCAACTATCGTATGCCGATAAGGGAATTTCCGCACAGGGGTTTGTGCAAATGGTTTTAAAGCCCACGTCGGCATAACATTCCGCTGGAAGCGTCTTTTCAATATTACCCCACATCAGAAGACCCGGCTCGGCTGTCTTAGTAGCAGACTCAACAATCGTTGACCACAGAGACGCAGCATCAACCTCGGATGTGTGTGTCGGGTTCTCGGAACCAACAGGAAACTGTAACGTAAACATTTCTTTGTTCTGAACAGCCTCCATAAAGTCATCACTGATCTTGATAGAGACATTGGCACCCGTGACCTTCGTCAAGTCGTGCTTCATCGTCACAAACTTTTCAATGTCTGGGTGTCGGACATCCATTGTAATCATCAGTGCGCCACGGCGACCGTTTTGACCAATCATCCGACACACATAAGAATAAAAATCTGCAAACGACCAAGCACCTGTCGTTGTACCAGCAGAATTATTAACATTTGTTCCGTCTGGACGCAGGTTGGATATGTCCAGACCTACACCACAACGACGTTTAAACAAATTCGCCAACTCTTTTCCAGAGTCAACAATTGATGAGATATTGTCCTCTGGGGAAGCGACGACCACACAGTTTGATAACGAAACATTAACATAGTCGTTACCAATGCCCATCATGGGTGAACCTTGTGGTACAATATATTTAAAATCTTTGAGGTAGTCATAGATCTGCTCCTCATTAAGCTCGTGACCAGAGTTAAACTTCTTTTCCATTCTTGCGAACTCTGAAGACAGCCTGCGGTGCATATCATCAGGAGTCTTCTCCCGATATTCACCATCCTTATCCCTCAACGCATACTTCGTCATCCACACATTCGTGGCTAACTCATCACCGTCAAAGTACTCCAACGTGGAGTTATATACTTCTTCTCTATTATACATTTCTTACCCCTTTATTATTCTTGTTTAAATTATTCTTTTTTCCTTCCGACGTTGCGGAAGTTTTTATATTTTTCCTTAAGGCTTTCAGCCTGCTTCTTGGATGCACCAATGGCAAGAGACTCGGGAGTCTCGTGACTGCGATTCAAGACCTTAATCTTGACATTTCTTGTTTCCATGAAGATCGGAAACACAATTCCGTCGGGACCATTTCTATTCTTAGCTACGAACATTCGCCCCTCATTCGTGTTCTTATCCTCAATGGTGCGAGAGATAGTACAGATAAAATCAGCAACGAAGCATTTGTTGAAAGCTTCTGAAATAGACTCCATTGTAATAACTTCAGCATTAAGACCTGACCTATTCGTTTGAGATGCTGTCCAAACCGGACACCCATATATCTGCGCAAGGGCTCGCATCTCTTCATAAATAGACTCAAGCTCATTTCTTTTTTCTTTTCTCTTGTCAATTGGTCTTAACAAATCACCGTAGTCAATAATCACCACATCGGGATTAATCCCACGGGCAATCAACTTCTCCAAATGATTAGTAATTGTGCCGGTCGTTGCCGTCTTGGTTGGATATTCTTTCACAATGAGACGACCCGGAACTTCCTGCACTTGCTCATAGATATCATCTTTCCTGCCATAAAGATCGGACAAGCCGATACCAGTAATACAGCTATCATACCTTGAAGCAACCACTGTGTCTCCAAGCTCCAAAGTATAGTGTACGACAGTCTTACCCTCTTTGAGAGCCTCCGCCCCCAAGTGAACAAGAACCATTGACTTCCCAACTCCTGTTGGGGCAATGACAACACCGAGTTCACCTACGCCTAGACCGCCCTGTGTGATAGAGTTAATCTTATCCCAACCGGTGGAGATCGGATTGCGTGACTTAAGCTCAAAGCGACGTTCAAAATCTGCCAAATAGTCGTAACCAAAGTTATTTTCACTACCGAGCTTTAAAGCCTGATCAATCTTCTTGCGAACCTCATCGTACGATGTATCACTAACACGATTAATCAAATCAGCAGATTCAAGTAACGCCTCCTTGAGCTTTTGCTTTCGGCAAAACTCCAGCGACACACTCCTAATGTAATCCTGATCTCTGACTGGGGATTTGTCGGACAAGATACGAGCGTAGAACTCACGCACCTGCTTGACCACAACTTCGTTTTCGCCATCCAGTTCTGTGCGAAGCATCGTTGTCATCGCATCCCGTGAAGGATGGGTGCCATACTTATCACGATGGTCAAACATACGCTTTAAAAATAGCCGTAGGTATTTAACCTCAAGGAACTCTACGTCTAGAACCTCTCTGATTTGATCAGAGAAGGCACGATCTTCAAAGATCAGGTGAACTAAATTTTCTTGGAAACTTGTTCCAAACTTTGCAAGACTTATTTCTGCTGGTGACATGTATTACTCCTCTTTACCATCTACCGAAATCTTCTTCAATCGCTGAAAAAGATCATTCCAATTCCACTCTCCGAATCCATCCATCAACATCATCTTCCTAATCTCGGTTTTATTAAAGTGGTGCTCAAACTCTTCTAGAGCATATGAGATCTTCTGATTACCCTGTACGGGGATGGACGGGATATACAACTGCATCATCTTATAGTTTAACCGAACTATGTCTTCTTGTAAAACAATATTTTCAAATACTTTAAGTTTTTTCTCTTCTAATTCTTTCTCACAGTGCTCAACAACCTCATCAATCGTATAAGACTTGGCTTCAGACAAGAAGGGCAGTCGCTTTGAGATTGTCGGCAACCCTACCCCGCCGACACCGGGGAGGTTATCTGATTTATCACCTGCAATAGCACGAGCCAGAGCGAAGTTCATCGGGTGAATGCCAAACTTGTCAATAATGTTGTTTTTGTTCAAGACTTCTTTCTGAACTGGTCTGAAGACGACTGTTTGATCATCACACAGTTGATAGAAATCTTTGTCACTGGAGACGATGACCTTTTGATAATCCTTCATTGTCTTGTGCTGGACCACTGCTGAAATAATATCATCTG